ATTCCAAGCTCCGTGAGAGTCTCGAACTTCTGTAAAAGTAATGTTTGTAACGTTGGCAGTAATTGAATTACCACCATTGCCTGCACCACTAACCCTAACAGTCTGCAAGCTTAGCTCGTTGTCGTTCATTGTCGGGCCTGTTACGGCTGGGACGTTGTACGATATCGTGGTTAATCCCGAGGTGTTTGTCCTGGCACCACCAGTTCCCGAGCTGTTTTTATAAACCCAAGAAATCTGTCCCGTCGCTGCAATAGAGACACTGGCCCAATAACCCGTCCCTTGTCCGTAGACATTTAGCGGGGCGTTTGCTTCAGGCCAAGCCCACTCTGGCAAGACACCCGTAGCAGTGGCGGGCGCCACATTACTTGCGTGAGTTACTGTGGTAGTTTCGTGAAAAGAAACAATATTACCAACTCTTTCAACTTGAATAACTCCCGCTGTAATATCCCCACTACCAGTTAAATCAATTGTCGCAGACTTTCTATAAACCGTTTGAACTGAAGCCGCTGGACCAAGTTTAAACTCATCGAAATATAATTCATAAGCACTTGCATTAGTGCTATTTACTTTAAGTCTAACTTCAATGCTTTCAGTAGTAGGCCCAATATCAACATGACCATTAGCAGTTGTTGAAGTGCGGAGGAACTCTAAATCTTCAGTAGCACCTGCATAAAGCTCAACGTCATTGCTTAAGTCCCAGAATTGAAGAACAAAATCTCCAGAGACATAAGCTGCATCAGTACAATCAAAAGCCATAGAGTAAAATAAATGACCTTTACGTCTATCAATTAAGTCTACGTCTTGCGTAGTGAGTTTAATATATTCACCCGAGGCATCGTTAGCAGACTTGGCTACTTTGAGTGAACCGCCCCCGGCCAAAGGTGCGCTAGTTTCCCGTGACAAAGTCAAATAGCTAGCAGATTCACCAGCACCGTCATCCGTAGTCCATGACCCAATTGTAGAATTAAGCTCAGCACTTATCGTATCAATGTAGTTTTTCGAACCACCACCACCAGCGGCATCTCCCCAAGAAACACCAGCAGACTGAGTGCTATCAGCCGTTAAAACCTGACCGTCACTTCCTACAGCCACACGAGCTGGTGTGCTTGCTCCTGTTGCTGCGTAAACATCACCCTTTGTTGTAAGAGTCGCTTTTGCTGTTTTTGTATCGGCATAAGCCTTAATCGATTGTTGTGTTGCAAGCTGAGTGGCAGAATCACTTGCCATATTATCTTCATCTAAAACAGCGGTCCCGCTCACCGATGTATTAATGACGGGACTAGTATGAGTTTTATTTGTTAGTGTTTGTGCCTGATCGGTATTAGCCACAGTTCTGACACCTGAACCATCGTGATATTTCACCTGGTCTGAATCAGCGGTTTGAATAACGGTCTCCCCACGCTTGGTGGGATTTGTACCTCTGGCCTCTAATTGCGCGTCAATTAACTGTGACTTTACTTTCATTACACGTCTCTTTGTGGAACTGCGTAAACGTGGAAGCGAACTTTACCATCCGTTAATGCCGCTGTTCCGATAGCGATTTGCAAAGCTTCACCTGAAGCAACAGCAATTCCACCAGCAGAACTGGCAAGAGTTAAACTATCAATTCCAGTAAACCCAGAATCAAAAGCCAATGCTCCAGTCAAACCAGTTGATCCAGCTTCAACAGTCACCGTCGCTGAGCCACCGCTTGTAAAGGCTGTTTCCTCATGAGCAATGATTTTTGTAACAATCATAGCCTCTGGGAAAGTGTAACCCAAAAGGACATCGCCAACGGCTCCTCCGTTAACAGCAAAGTCATAAGTTTTAGAAATAACTTTTTCCCCGCGAGCAATAGCTTTTGCAATACCCTCAGACTCCATGGTCCGGCTTGATTGCTTTAAAAATTCTTCTTGTTGTTTAGTTAACATTTTAAATTTCTCCTTAAACGTAGAAAATCCCTGGGCCAAGCTTCTCAGTCGTCAACCGACCCGCCACTACAGCCAAGGGACTCTTAAATTTATTAAACTATTGGATTCGGAATACTATGGATAATACCTTGGTGAGAAGGCGCTTGTATACAGAGGGTTGCCTCAAAACAAGTATCAATAATATTTACTTTTCCAGTCGCTGCGCGATCAACATAAAATTCGTTTCCATTAGCATCAACATCACGCTTAAAGAAAGAATTGCCAACTAAACAGATTCCTTTTTTATCAAGAACCATGCAAAGAGTCGGATCGATGTCACGAATAAAAACAAACTTAGCCATTCCATCAGGGCCTAAGATATCAACTTCACGCATACCATAAGAAGCCTTTTTAGTTTCAGCCTGGTATCTTTTGTTGTTCTCAAGTCCAGCGGCAATGTGCTGCATGAAAGAAAGGGGAAGGACCATGATTTTATCCATGCTACCTTTTCCTTGATCCATTACTTGGTAATAAGCACCAAAAAGATCATCAAGTAGAGTCGCTTTTTCAAAACCACTACCATCGATATTTACAGCCTGTAAAGTCGGGTAAGTCGCCTTAGCGTAACCAAAATAGTTAGTTGATCCACCCGCAGCAGCAGATAATAAAATATCTTTTATTGTCTGAGGTACATCGGCTTGACCTGGGTTATAAACCTTAGCGTTTTGAACCAAAGTGTAAGCTGAAAGATCCACGGCTGACCCGCCACTTCGAGCACTTTTAATCGTTAACACCTTAGTGTTAATGTTGATAGCTACGATGTAACCAGAAACACTTGAGGAGTTACCATCATCAACAACAACTTTTTGACCGATGTTAAAACGATGAGGATAGTTAACAGAAACCAACCCACCAGCGGTACAATCAGCAGTACACTGATCAATTGATCCATCACCAAAATAAGTAACAGAAGCCATTTGAGACATAAGCTCAGTGAAGCGAGTTAACCTATTAGGAAGGATTTTAAGATAAGAAGCTTTCATGTTTCCATGTCTGCGCAAATCTTTTTGAGTTATCTTATATGTACCCCAAAGCTCTTTAAGATCACTGTTAGTAAGTGTTCCCATTAAGAACGCATCTTCACCAATATCGTCTGCGGCTGTAAGAGCTCCCCAAGAAAAGTTCGCAGCTTGTGCGGCTTCAAATGGGATTTCCATGGTTCCACCATACCAATCCGTTTTCTTCTCGACCCAATTAATGAACCAATTGTGTCTTTTCAACATTTCCATGTGGAGGTTAAAGGGGGTATATCTTTTTAATACACTATTAAAACTTTCGTCTGTTGCTGCCATTAGATTTCCTTTTTCATATCTAGCAATAAATCCCCATAAGGCTTTGGCGCGATATTATTAGTATTTACTAATAGCAAATACCAAAAAAATATCACGCGACATAGCCAGGAGAAAAGTTAAAAACTAATCGAGATACCAAGTTCTTCCTTTGCGAGTCTCTCAAGATCCTCAGGAGTATTAATGGTTCTCTGTCCTGGTGAACTGCCATTACCATCAACGGCTGGTATCACTGGAACTTCCTGTCTTTTATTACCTCTGGCGGGTTGGCCTTGGGTTTTATTGCCAGCAGCGGATTGGCCCTCTGGACTTTGATTTGTCGTTTGGCTTGAAGCGGATTGGCCCACCAAACTACTTAAATTGTATCGGTCGATTATATCATTTGCAATAGCCCTTGGACCATAAATTTTGCCAGTCTCTTGACTTAATTGTGCACCTCTTCCAGCCACTTCCCGGAAAAAAGCTCCTTTTCCATGTTTTTCATCAAAGGCATTTACCACCGGGCTGTACTGAGGGTCTTGAGAATATTCGTCAAACTCCCTATAGACCTGGCTTTCAAGCTGTTGCTGGTGAGCAGTTTCCATACTCTGCATTCGCATTTCATACTTTTGCATCTTGCGATCGGCTTCCATCTCGAGTTTTGATGCTTGAAGCTGTTCTGGACTTTTATTAGCCACATCATAGGCGTGTTGGATCAAATCCTTCTCACTAAACCCGAATCCACTTAATAATTGAGGCAAACTAGGCTTTGGAAGCTCTGCTTTTTCCCAAGCTTTTCCGAAATCCCCCAATTTAGCACTACTATAGAAACCATCAAGATTTTGATAAACCTGATTGAGTTCGCCTTCAGCTTTTTCTCTTTTATCTTGAACAAACTCAAAACCCTCGGCTTTATGGAAAATATCGCGATAATAATCCTCTTTTTCCTTAGAATCGATGACTTTTGAGAGCTCCTCAGGCATTTGCCGCTCTTCTCTCAAATACTTAAATGTGAGGTTTGGAGTGAAAGCCTCGGACTCATTGGTATCACCTTGGCCCTCTTTTTGGTCCGCTTTAATGACCGACTCTTCATTTTCAGATTCCTGCGCTTTATCTGGCGCTGTAATCTCCGGTTCTTTCGCTCCCTCTTCAGTAGAATCTTCTCGGGGACTATCTTCTTTTTCTCCCTCGACCTCTTTTGCGTCATCAACACCATCCTTGGTAGCAGCTTTTATATGCTCACTAATGATATCTGAATCACTCTTTGAATTATCAATCACCGAGGCATCATCAGTTATCGTATTTTCATCTAATGTTTGAACTTCCACTTCTTTCATTTTCCTACTCCCTTAGGTTAAAACATTTCATCAGGCATCATCGGACCCATCTCACCTTGCATCGGTGGGGGGCCTTGAGGACTCTGTAAAATATTAATATTTGATTGAACGTCTTTTATTTCTTGCAATCTTTGTTGATAAAGCCCCTGTTTTTCCATGTTCTCTTTAAGCCACATCAGGGCGTCATTTGGCACTTCCATTCGAGAAGTTTTCTCAGGATTATTAGGGTCATCATTAACGTAAACATCAGCGCGCACCAAGTTTCCACTTGTAGGGATCATGCCAGCACTGGCTGCCCTTAACTCTTCAGCTTGCTGGTTCATGACTTGCTCATGCTCCTGGGCCTTAGCTTCAAACATTTCTTGAATTTGTGGATCAAGCCTGCCAAAATCTTTTTGTGACATTCTACTGGTAAGAAAAGAGAGCATAAGCTCATGGTTGTCTCTCTTCCTAGCAGGAACATAAGTGCCGCGCTCAAGTTGTAAGATATCACTCTCAATGTTTTTGTGATGAATGGTCACGTGCTTAAAAGCTTGCTGACGATTTAGAATTGGAAACTGCATAAGAAGGGAAACTCTAGTTTGCTCATCAAGATCTTTTCCTGAGTAGTGCATGATGGTTTCAAGTTCCATGGTTTTACCCATCATGGTCTCAAGATCCCCACTAATCTCCTCTAATTTAACTTGGTAATCAAGGCGATCAATTTGCTCAAACTCTTCAAAGTTTACAGCCTCCCCCTGGCCAACAACTAACTCAAATCTTTCTGGAGTCATATACTTTTGCTCTAGAAACAAATAAGTGTTAGCAACATCTTTAAAATACCGCTCCAATTTCCCCGCAGGTTTAGAGAACTTAATCTTTTGCCTTTGCATTTTAAAAAGCTCAGCCTTTGGCTCAAAGCCCTGTGCCGATGGGTTTCTGTTGTCATCAATACCTAGCAGTTTATAAATTTCAGCGATATTGTGCTCTAGAAACCCAACGAATTGCTCACCACTTTTCCCTTGAAAATACTGAGGAGTTCCAGTCGTATAAAAAACCCTAATTCCAGGGTGATCAACACCGCGCTCAAACTTAGCACCTTTTGATAGCACAACCTTATCATCGCCGACGGTCAGGTGATGTTCAACTATTTTTGAGGCACATCGATTCGCCTCTAATTGTGCCGGACGCACTCGTTTAATTGGCGAGAAACCACGCGCCGAGCTTTCAAAGCGATCATGACCCTCCCACTTTATAGGAAAGGCAATATCCCCATGCTCACCAAAAGGAATAACTCCCTCAAAGAGTTTTCCATGCTCTGTCCATATTACAAAATAACCTTTTGGATACTTTGGGCACTGGCGAAAATACTTTTCTTTTAAAAGGGTGTGATCTTCTTGCTCCTCGAAAGTCCCGTTGCCAGAATTAAAAACTCTAAAAGTAGAACCTTTTCCCATAGCAAGAGCTTCGATGGCATCATCTTTTTCGTCATCACTCATGGATGTGCTTTTTTTAATCAAAGCCTTAAGAGTGTCGTTTGCAATCATCTTTCTATAAATAAGCCAAGGGGACTCATTCATGTCCTTTGCTGACTTACATCTTAGTAAATCAAAGGGAGCAAATCTTTCAATCACCACTTGCCCATGAAACTCAGGCTTAGTGTCATCAGGGCACATTTCAAACTCTTGAACCATTTGCCCGAATTCATTTACAAGCCCTGGCTCTGTTGTAAGCTTCCCATCAGGAGTTTTATAAAGGGGCTTTTCCTCCCCATCAATGAGCTCTACTTTTTGCTTAAAACCTTTTAAGCCACCCTTAAGTGGATTGTAATAAATCTTAGAGCACACTTCACCGAGTTCAAAAAAGTTATCAATACTTTGTTCTCTAAAAGCCTCCCACTTATTGGCCTCCTTAGAGTGATTCCAAATTTGCCTAACAATCTCAGCAGATTTCTGGTGCCTAATTTCGCCTTCAACAGTGGGGTATGGCAAAACTCCTGGGACCATGGACGCAACAATGTCTTTTGCATCGTTGATTGCTTTTTGCGTGTGATTTTTTACCAAACGAATTCTTTTAGACTGCTTAACATTAGCATCCCTTAAGCTGCGTTCAAGACCACGGCCAACGGTTCTCCTATAATGTTGCCCGGACATAATCAAAATGTTTGATTTCATTTCTGCTAGAACGTCTCGGTCACAAGTCTCACCCTCGTGATAGGAGTTCTCTAGTTTATCAAGATTTAAGTCTTTGTTCTCTTCAGTGTTCATAATCATTCTCACTCTCATCAGTTCCATCTGATGCTATGGTGTTATCTCTTTCATGCGCCATTTGCCGAGCTTGCCACTCCACGGGGTTTGTTAAGTGAAGCATCTCTTCATCAAAATCAGTTTCCGGCTCTTCAATTTCGTTTTCTGGATTATTAGTCTCAACGACTATATTTTTTTTCTGAGTGGCATCGATAAACGCTTGGATCTCTTTATCGTCGATTTGGGTGTGTTGAGATGTGGCAATAGAACTGCTGAAAACAACATGAACACCTTCGTCATTAATTTTCAAATCAGTGACTTCGCACTCCTTGCATTTCTCGACAAGCTTGCCGAGTTTTCCTAAATCAATTTCCATTAATATCCCCCAAGGAGTTCGTTATACTCTTCAATGTCATCTTCAAAGCTCCACTCATCATCAGCATCACTATCTTTTCTAGGATTAGCGTGGCGGCTGGATTTCCTAACCTCTGGCTTTTCATCCACAGGGAAAATCATTTCACTTGTTACATGATCAAAATTCCACGCCACACTCGATAGGCTATAGCGAAGGGAATCAATGCCATCATCTTCAGCGCGAGTTTTCTTAGCACTCAGCTTCAAGTTTTCTAACTCGTAAACCAAATGCTCAGTGTGCTCACCTTCTTCAATATGATACATATTGTTTCGAAATAACGTATTCATTAAATCAAAACCAAAGTCCCTTGCTTTATCAGCTTGCCTGAAGGGAACACTCCCAGCTTGAGCTCTTAAGAAAAACTCTTTTGAATGCCAATCGTAAAAATTTCCGGTCATGTTAATGCCACTTGTCATATCAATGTATTTATTTAATATGTCTGTAGTGGTGGTGTTCTCATGCTTGTTGCCTTTCCAGAAATTATGGAGTTTTCCATATTTAAAGTCAGGCCTTACAGCCGTTATTGAAATTGCTGCTGGATGACCATCTCTGCCACCTGTACCGATATCCACCCCGCCATAAAATAGCCAGGTCCTATCGACTTTTGTTTTTGCTCTAACATTTAGATTTCTATTAAAGCTTGGGAAGGCTAAGCCCTCATCACTTACAAACTTGCCGTGAATTCTTCGATTAACTTCTCTTTCACTTGAGCACTTTGCCTTTCTTCTGGAAATTTCTTCATCAGTAAAAGGAGAAGGAGTCCCATCAGCATAATACTTACAATCATATTCAAGAGATATTTGTCTTTTAAAAGCATCGGGAAACAATTCACCTTTTTTACCCCTTAGCTCCATTGTATCGTACCATTCTTTTTGACCAATGGTGGCAGTAAAGGCAACAGACATCATTCCGTTTCGAACATTTAGTCTTTGGGATAATTCGTCATACAATTTAAAGGGGATCTCTTCATCAATACCAACTGCGTCCACAGTTGATGATTGAAAGTCTGATCTCCAGGTTTTGAAGTAAATCCTCACGCCACTATTAAACTCGTAACCCACAAAGTTATGTCTATGGGTGATTGGCTTCCATCCATAGCGCTCATGATTTTTCATCATTCCACGGGGCATGAATTCCGGCTCCCACTTTGATTTTGTTTCTTCCAGGACAGTGGGCCAATCGGGGTAAATATACCAAAAGGTTCTGGGCTTTGCTCTTGGGAAAAACTCATCCCATTTCTTAGGCTCTGTTGCGAGATCAATGAAGTGTCTGATTTGGCTACTTGATTTTGATCCCTGATTCCCTGCCACCAGAATTTTCATTCTGTTCGTTGATTTCCAGTAATCCAAAGTCCACTGATAGGGCTTAAAAGAAAACAAGTGAGGGAGACAATACTCAAGTTGTTTTCTTTTACTTAGGCGTGTTGCTTCCTCGAAAAGCTCGGTTTTTTTACTTGTCACCGAAAAACCCCAAGGATTTTGCGCTTCAGATAAATGAGGGGGCCAAAGAATTTAAATAACTTATTAACAAGGGCTCTTTTCTTTTTTGCTTTCTCAAGAGCTTTTTCCACAGGAGCATAATGTGTTTTTAAATAATCTTTACAAGCGATTCCAGCCGGGAGTGCTTTAACAATACATTTCTTAAAATCATCCTTGCCACGCGAACATTTAAGAATGGCTTCTTCCTCACTTCTAGCAGAAACAATCACATGGCGGGGATCACCCTTAATTTTAAGGAAAACAACCCATCTTTTTCTTCTCAAGGCTTCTTCCCCCCAACATCAATGACTTCACCATCACTTTCTAATTTAGAGTTGTTATCAATACCATTTTCACCCTTTAAATCATCGACCATGGCTTGAAGTTCGGCTTCATCCATTTTTTCCATGGGTTTTCCACCAAAAGAGGGGGCATCAGAGGAGTTGTGGTTAATGTTTTGATTGACCTGCATGGTGCGATTAACGGGCATTCCCATAAGTCGATTTCTCATGGAATCCGAGATCTTTTGTTGCACGGCTAGAAGCTTTGAATCAACTTCCTCACCGATCATCTCGCCTTCCTTATTATAGACAGGCTTTAGATGTGGCATTTTAAGAATTGCGATTTCCTGAGCAAAGGCCAAATTTAGAATTCGATGTTGCTGGACCTGATAATCCACAGGGGGGGTCATGATGTATAAAAGATTGAAGCTATTTCCAATGTATTCGCGCAGGAAATTGGCCTTGTAGCAAATGCCACCATAAACATTGCCCATATTGAATTTGGTGATGGTTTTTTGCGCTCGATTGTACTCAAGCCACCAGGCTGTACGAAGAAGCTCTAGATTTTCATCATCTTGTTTATTTTTGGTGACTCTTTTCTTCAAATCCTCAACAGACAATTCATAAGCCTCCCCAGGAATGGCGAGAATGGCTTTTGCTGTGTTACCGGGAACAATATTTATGAGTGATCTTGGATTATCAGTATCGAGGGCCTGATCGAAGTCCATAGCGTGAGATAATTGTTGTGGTACCAATTGTTGAGACATTATCCATAATATATGGTGAATTCGCCCTATTAGTAAACACTAATGAAATAAAATGGGACTAGGGGCTAAAAAAAAGCATCTTTTGAGGAGATATTTCAAGCAAGTGCCCCTAATCCCGTGAGAACGCAATATGTCTAATACATCTATCGAGAAAAGTGGCTATTAACTTAAGGAAAAAGAAGGCGAGAGTACCCACTTATGTCAAAAGAAGTGGAATAAAAAGTGTCATGAAGTAAACCAATAGAATTCAATTAAGGGGCACTCCCACCAAGTACCGATATTAGTTCAAGCTAATCCCTATTGTCACTAAACAAAAAAAAAGGCCTTAAGCCTTGTGGAACATCAGATGTATCGGACCCCATCGTAGATTCAAGACTTAAAGACCTTAAGAAGCATGAACCTACACCACAAATAACCCCATGAGCAATCACTAATGAGCCCCCTATAGCCACGGTGCGACAAAAACAACCCCATCCACCCAACTTGATCCTCACTCGGCCATAACCATCCCATGCGCTCTGCAAAGTCAGCCTGGGCCTCAAACATCCAATGACACTTGTCCTAGAGAAGTCGTATCGTCCACAAATCTCAAGTACCTTATACTAAGCAATGGGGAGGATTTTTTTTTAAATTTTAAAAAGAGGAAAGCACCCTTTTAACTCATCACTCCTGTTATCTAGCGTGACGACCACTAAATAGAAAAGTAGGCAGTAGGAATTTTTTAGGGAGTAGAAATATATAGTGGTCTGTAAAAAAAAAGGTGTCAAGTAAAAAATGTTAGTATTTGCTCATATCTAAAAAAAAGCATACTGAGTGCAAGAAACTAGGCTTTCTGACTCAGTGTGGTCAATGAGAGATTGGTTCAAAGCATTACGGCTAACAGGAGTAATGAGTTGAAGTGGTGCTTTCCAATTTTTTAAAAGTAAAATTGTTTTTGCTAATAGCTGGCATTTCCACTTGACCAAATCAGCAGAGTCTTTTAATAGATCAACCTCCCCAATCAAGTAGCTAAAGGAGCTTAATTATGGAGATAAAAGGACTGACACCACAAGAGATGCCATACATGACACCAAATGAGCATTTCGTGTGCCACAGCTGCAAATCTAACAAATTCGAATTCCCGCAAGATCAAAATGAAATATCTTCTAAATGCCTAGAATGCGGCAAGCCAAACTATTTCTTCAATAACGTGGGCTCACTTCACCTGGCCGCAATCATCAACATCCTCTCCCAGCACGCTTGGAAAAAATACTTCATGAGAACCAAATACGTTAAAAAAGACTATGTGCACAAATCTGAGCTCGATGACTATATGCTCGTTGAAGATCACATGAGAGGACTTGCAGCACTGACAAAAGACTTAAGCCCACAGGACCCAAATAAAGAACCACGGTTTTAATTGACCAAGGTCTGCTTTGGGTATTACTAATCACTAATGGACTCAGATAAAAATAAAGTCACCTTCGATATCAAAGAAACCGACACCGGACTCGATCCAACACCTTCACTTCGAGAGCTCGCTCGTGCCATCAAAGTGGGGAGAA